GTACAAATACTGTAGACAAATATCTGGACAAAAAATTTTGGCTCGATTCTAGCGATCGGCTAATGTATGAGGGTAAAGCACCTCAACTTGCCGAAACTAAATCTGCTAGGATGCCTGCCTTCTTCGAGCATAGCAATGTCAACCTCCCCCAATATGCTTGAGGTTCTCGGGATGAATTCCCGTGGACTTATTCATGCACTAGAAGAATCCTTTCCACCCACCAACCCTACACCTGACGATACAATGGAAAAAATTATGTACCGATCCGGTCAACGTAGTGTCGTTGAGTGGGTCATTAAATATATGGAGGAAAACTAATGTTTGGTTTTCTTGCCGCAGCAGCCCTAGGTTCTTTCTTTGGGAGCCGTGGACGTAGCAGACAAACTGTTAACATCCAGCAAGCTCCACAATACCGTGATAACCCTGAACAGGCTAGACGCATCAAAGCTTTGGAAGATCAACTGAAGATCTCTCAACGCCGCTCAGAAGAAATGACCGCTACTATGGCTGGTATCAGAACAGAATCTGAGCGATACAGGAAACAGGCTGATGAAACCTTGGCAGCAGCTGACGAGCGGTTGAAGCAGTTCCGCATTGAAACGACTGCTGCTGATGAACGTCGTCGAACTGATATTGCTGCCGCTGAACAACGTCAAAAGATTGCTTCGCAGGTTGGTGCTGCTAACCGTTTGATGGAAGGCAGTCAGGCAAATCTGCAGATCCAAACTCCAGGTAACATGCCTAGGACTTCTGGCGCACAGCAGTTCCGCCGCCGTAAACAGCAATTCAATATCCCAACAGGATCCTATCAAGGACTTGGTAAAATTCAATCAGGAATGGTTAACGTCTAATGACAGCTAAGCAACGCTATGACAGACTGTCTTCACGCCGTTCCCAGTTTCTCAACTCTGCTAGACAAGCATCAGATCTAACTCTCCCTTATCTTATTCGGGATGATGAACTTACCTCTAAATCTAGTTTGAGGTTGCCGCAACCGTGGCAATCAACTGGAGCCAAAGGTGTGGTGACGCTTGCAAGTAAACTTATGCTTGCACTGCTACCTCCACAAACTAGCTTCTTCAAGCTGCAGGTAAATGACATCAATCTTCCTCAAGAGTTAGGACCGCAGATCCGATCTGAACTTGACTTGTCGTTTGCTAAAGTTGAGCGTACCATCATGGAGTCTATTGCTGAGTCCGGTGATCGCGTTGTCGTTCACCAAGCACTCAAGCACCTGGTGGTAGCTGGTAATGCTCTTGTCTTTATGAGCAAGGAAGGGCTCAAGCTCTATCCTCTCAACCGCTATGTGGTAGACAGAGATGGTAACGGTAATGTTATTGAGATCGTAACAAAAGAAACAGTCTCGAAAAAATTGGTAAAAAATTTTTACCCAGATCTCATGCAACCCGGTGTGTCTGAAGACACCAGTATGCCGGATGATGAATGTATTATTTACACGCACGTCACTCGCGACAACAACCGTTGGGTGTGGCATCAGGAGATGTTTGATCAGATCCTACCCAAGTCCCAGGGCAAAGCACCTATTGACGCTAACCCCTGGCTCGTGCTACGCTTCAACCATGTTGACGGCGAGGTTTATGGACGTGGTAGAGTGGAAGAGTTCCTGGGTGACCTAAAGTCACTTGAAGCTCTGTCACAAGCCATCGTCGAAGGCTCCGCTGCAGCTGCTAAGGTAGTGTTTACTGTCGCACCGAGCAGTACCACCAAGCCCCAGACACTTGCCAAGGCAGGTAACGGTGCTATCATTCAGGGACGCCCTGATGACATCGGTGTTGTACAGGTTGGCAAGACAGCAGACTTCCAGACTGCCTATCAGATGATTGGGTCATTGACTCAACGCCTGAACGAAGCGTTTCTGATCCTCAACGTGAGGGACAGTGAGCGTACGACAGCAGAGGAAGTCCGTATGACACAGCTAGAACTTGAGCAGCAACTCGGTGGGCTATTCTCCCTGTTGACTGTTGAGTTCTTAATCCCTTACCTCAATCGTAAACTCAACGTTGCACAAAAAACTGGTGAGATCCCTCGCCTGCCTAAAGGTGACATCGTTCGACCTACGATCGTGGCTGGTATCAACGCCTTGGGTCGTGGTCAAGACCGTGAAAGCCTGGGTCAGTTCCTGACTATTATTGCCCAAACAATGGGACCAGAAGCTATCGGTCAATTCATCAATCCTGATGAAGTTATCAAACGTCTGGCAGCAGCATCTGGCATTGATGTACTCAACCTTGTGAAGAGTATGGATGAGCTGCAAGCTGAACAACAGCAGCAGATGTCTCAGCAGCAAGAACTCATGGCTATGCAACAGGCTCCGCAGATGGCAGCCATTCAGCAGAAGGCTGAGCAAGCTGAGATGCAAGCATTACAACAACAAGCCCCTCCACCACTATAAAGTATGGCTGAAACACTTACAATGAATGAGACCCCTGCTAATCCACCTGAGATTTTGAACTCAGATGAGCAGGACTCACTGCGGATTGCTGACCAACTTGAGTCTGGAGAGCAACCGCTGCTTGCAGGTAAATTCAAAGACCCGCAAGCGCTTGAGCAAGCCTATGTTGAACTTCAAAAAAAACTGGGAGAACCACGTGATGAAGTACAAAGCACCAAAGACGAAAGCGAGTCAACAGCATCAGCCGAGGAAGAAGAAACTTCATCCGAACCTGAGGCAGATGTCGAAACTCTTTCCGAGGCTCAAGCACAAGAGCTGATGGACGCAGTGGGCGGTGAAAAAGCCTACAAGTCTATGCTAGATTGGGCAGGCGACAACTTCGCTAAAGAAGAGGTCGAAATGTATGATAGTGTAATGGAGTCTGGTAACCCCAATGCTATCTTCTTTGCCGTCCAGGCGCTCAGCGCACGCTACAATGATGCAGTAGGAACAGATGGTCAACTGCTTACTGGACGTGGTGCACAGAACACTGACGACTCCTTTAAGAGTCAAGCCGAACTCGTCCAGGCGATGAATGATCCTCGCTATGAGCGTGACCCGGCATATCGGCAAGAGCTGATGCGCCGTCTTGAAAACTCTGATGTTCAATTCTGATGACCGCTGTAACTGAAGACCGAGGTCGTCTAAACCTCTACGCAATCGAACCACCTATGACTGTTATGGATGTAACTGAAACTCACAATGAAAAGGCTGAGAAGCTTAATGGTCGTCTTGCTATGCTTGGCGTCTTGGCGGCTCTTGGTGCTTATGCAATCACTGGTCAAATTATCCCCGGAGTCTGGTAATGCCACAAGGTAAAGGAACGTACGGCACTAAGAAAGGTCGTCCACCTAAAAAAGGGACTAAAAAATAATGGCTAAGCGTAAGTCAGTCAGCCTCAAGATCGGCAAACACAAATCACGATCCGGTGGCTTGACTGCTGCTGGTCGTAAAAAATACAATAGAGAAACTGGCTCTAACCTGAAGGCTCCACAGCCCGGTGGGGGCAAACGAAAGAAATCCTTTTGTGCTAGAATGTCTGGTGTGAAAGGACCAATGAAAGACAGCAAGGGTCGTCCCACCCGCAAGGCTCTTGCTCTACGTAAATGGAAATGTGGTAAATCCTAATGGCTAAAAGAGGTCTCTACGCTAACATCCATGCTAAACGCATGAGAATCAAAAAAGGCTCTGGTGAAAAGATGCGCAAGCCTGGTGCCAAAGGTGCACCGACTGCTGCTAACTTCAAACGGGCTGCTAAAACTGCTAAGAAAAAGTAACTAACTAACTATGAAATCTATTATCGCTTCCGGTCTCCTCCTCGGCATGGCACATGGTGCTGCCATCGCTGGTCCTTACGTGAACGTTGAGAACAACGCTGGTTTTACCGGCTCCGACTTCACCTCCCAAACTACCGACTTCCATGTCGGTTACGAAGCTGAAGGTGTCTTTGGTTCCTGGGGAATCCAAGGCGGTCCTTCTGTCATCGTCCCTGATGGCGGTGAGCAAGAAACCCTGCTGACTGGCAAGGTGTTTGGTTCTGTCGCTGCTACCGAAAAGCTTTCCGTCTATGGCGAGCTGTCTGCTACGTTTGATGACACCAACTCCTACGGTACCAAGGCTGGTCTGAAGTATAGCTTCTGATCAATACATGCCCGCCACTGGATGTGAGCCTTGGGCGGGCTTTACAAAGTGCTCAAATACATAAGACTGTAAATGTAACCGCACTTTTAAATGACCGCTATTATTGCACAAAGGCAGACTTCCACTTGGGAAGATTTCTGCCGGTGGGTAACGTCCACTAACAACCGTCTTTATGTAGGCTGGTTTGGTATCCTTATGATTCCAACTTTGCTAGCCGCTACTATTTGTTTTGTAACTGCATTTATTGCAGCACCTCCTGTAGACATCGATGGAATCAGAGAACCAGTCGCAGGCTCCCTCCTCTATGGAAACAACATCATATCGGGAGCCGTCGTTCCGAGCAGCAATGCCATCGGACTACACTTCTACCCAATTTGGGAAGCTGCTACACTTGATGAATGGCTCTACAACGGGGGTCCGTTCCAGCTCGTCGTGTTCCACTTCCTCATTGGCATCTATTCTTACATGGGACGAGAGTGGGAACTTAGCTATCGACTAGGTATGCGCCCCTGGATCTTCGTCGCTTACTCTGCACCTGTTGCAGCAGCGAGTGCCGTGTTTCTGGTGTATCCCTTCGGACAAGGATCCTTCTCTGATGCAATGCCCCTGGGCATCTCAGGTACTTTCAACTATATGTTTGTCTTCCAGGCAGAGCATAACATCCTTATGCATCCATTCCATATGCTGGGAGTTGCTGGAGTCTTCGGTGGCTCTCTATTCTCTGCTATGCATGGTAGTCTGGTTACCTCCTCACTTATCCGTGAGACAACTGAAGAGGTGAGTCAGAACTATGGTTACAAGTTTGGTCAAGAGGAAGAGACCTATAACATTGTTGCAGCTCATGGCTACTTTGGTCGTCTTATTTTCCAGTATGCTTCTTTTAACAACAGCCGCAGCCTTCACTTTTTCCTCGCTGCATGGCCTGTTGTTGGTATCTGGTTTACTGCTCTTGGTGTTAGCACCATGGCTTTCAACTTAAATGGTTTCAACTTTAACCAATCAATTGTACACAATGGTCATGTGATCAATACGTGGGCGGACATCCTGAACCGAGCTGGTCTTGGTATGGAAGTCATGCACGAACGCAACGCCCACAACTTCCCACTGGACTTGGCAGCCGCCGAGACTACTCCAGTGGCGCTGACTGCTCCGGCAATCGGCTAACTATCTAGTACGTTCATCCTATGTTTGACATTCAAGTATCTGATGGTGGCGCTCGTATTATTCGAGATGCATTGAGATTATACAAAAAACAATGGGCTGGTGGTCATCCACAAGAACAGATTGACATTGAATTTTTAGAAATGCAATTCACCAGAATGGTATTGGAAGCAATCATGGACGCAGATTAACCACGCATGGAACGGGGCGTGGATTTACTAGGTACTGTATCATGTCTATCAATCTCATTCGTTTCCTTGCATCACAGAAAAAGCGTGCAGAGCGCTATCATACTGATGCCCTCCGCTACCGTGGTGTAGTGTATAAAGACGCCGACACCTCTAGCCGTCATGACGGTGGGATAGACCACAAAAAATTTTTCAAACGTTTGAAGCTTGTCTATAAATTTTATCCATAGAAATGGCTTTTCAATCTTCTACTCTCCCTGCGCAACTTACGCGCCCGGGTCAATCTAACGCGACGGGTGACGCCCGCGCTCTTTACCTGAAGCTCTTTTCAGGTGAAATGTTCAAAGGTTTCCAGCACAATGCTATCGCTCGGGACCTGGTTATGCGCCGTACCCTGACGAACGGCAAATCTCTCCAGTTCATCTACACCGGTCACACCAAAGCTGAGTACCATACTCCTGGTAACAGCATCCTTGGTGATACCAACAGCGCACCTCCGGTGGCTGAGAAGACCATTACGGTTGATGACCTGTTGATCAGCTCTGCTTTCCTGTATGAGCTGGATGAAGTTCTTTCGCATTACGACATGCGCTCTGAGATCAGCCGTAAGATCGGCTATGCTCTGGCTCAAAAGTATGACCGTCTGATCTTCCGTGCGATCACCCGTGGTGCTCGTAAGGCTTCTCCTATCACCAAGGCTAACTATGTTGAGCCCGGTGGTACTCAGATCCGTGTTGGTACTACGACCAACGCTTCTGATGCTTACTCTTCCTCTGCACTGGTGTCTGCTTTCTATGACGCCGCCGCTGCTATGGATGAAAAGGGTGTGTCTCAGGATGGACGTGTGGGTGTTCTGAACCCCCGTCAGTACTATGAACTGATCCAAGCTGTTGGATCCAACGGTCTTGTGAACCGTGATGCTCAGGGTACCGCACTGCAAAGTGGTAACGGTATCATTGAGATCGCCGGTATCAAGATCTTCAAGTCCATGAACATTCCGTTCTTCTCTCAGTACGGTACCAAGTTTGGTACTGGCTCTGCCACTAACCCTGGCGTTACCGATCCTGGTAACACCGGTTCGTTCGTGTCTGAAGCTATTGAAGACGCTGCTGCTGATGTCACTGGCATCGGTTCTGGTAACGATTACGGTGAAGAAACCGAATTCGCTAACAGCTGTGGTCTCATCTTCCAGCGTGAAGCTGCTGGTTGTGTGGAAGCTATCGCTCCTCAGGTGCAAGTCACCAGTGGCGACGTGTCCACCATCTACCAGGGTGATGTGATCCTGGGTCGTCTCGCCATGGGCGCTGACTACCTGAACCCTGCTGCTGCAGTGGAACTGTTTGCTGGTACTGCTACCAAGCCTGCCGCCTTCTGATTGCGGTTATACGGGAGCCTCTTCGGGGGCTCCTTTTTTTTAATTCTTTATTGAGAATAATACTCATTTGCAATTATGCCTTACCTAACTACTGGCTCCACTGAGCTTAAAGCTGTTAATCAGATCCTGGCGTCAGTTGGTCAGGCTCCTGTTACCACGTTGACAACTGAAGAAACTCTCATTATTAACGAAGTCTCTCGATTTACTGGTTCTATCAGTGGCACTACACTTACTACGGAAACTGCAAACATTCCTGTTGGTACTTACATTGGAGGTACTGGTGTTAGTGATGGTACTTCTATTGCTGTCGCTGGCGTAGAAGTCTCACCTGCAACAGATCCTGTTACATATACTTATACGGTAAACATTTCGCAGACCGTATCGTCACGCACATTGACTCGTAATGAGGTTACAACCAGAGTTGAAACTCAAACCAACCCGGACGTTGCGATTGCACTCAACACCTTGAGAGAGGTGTCACGTGAAGTACAGAGCGAAGGATGGACTTTCAATAAAGAATATGACTATACACTTACCCCTAACTCGGACAACGAAATTCTAATTCCTGATAACATGCTTCAGGTAGATCTTAATATCTCACCTACAAGATCTGGTAACCGTCAGTTCGATAGTATTAACCGTGGAGGTAAACTCTACGACCGTATTAAACATACCTACAAGTGGACTGACGAAGAAGTCCATGCTGACATCCTATGGTATTTTGAGTGGGAAAATATCCCTGACCCTATCCAAGCATTTATTGTAGCACGTGCTGCTGCTATCTTCTCTAGCCGTACAATGGGTGATTCTAACCTGTACCAAATGCTCCAACAAAAAGAAGCATTTGCACGGGCTATGGCTATGGAGTATGAGTGCAGTCAGGGTGATTATTCCTTCTTCGGTGAACCCATGGGGGAAAACTATTACAATAGCTATAAACCGTTCCATACCTTGCAACGCTAATGCCAGCCGTAACACAACAGATCCCTAATTTTCTTGGTGGTGTATCCCGCCAAACTGACGACAAGAAACTAATCAACCAGCTGACTGAGTGTGTTAACGGTTACCCTGATCCTACATTTGGTTTGCTGAAGCGTCCTGGTATGAGGCACACCAACGTGCTAAAGAAAGCTGATGGTACTGCGTTTACCAAAACTGAACTGGCAGATGCAGCATGGTTCTTTATTGACCGTGCTACCGCTGGTTCTTACATTGGTGCTATCAAGGATGATGACATTTTTGTATGGACTGCAGCTGAAGGTACATTCTGTACAGTGACGAACAATGGTGCTGACTATCTGACTGGCACCAAGCAGGATGATTACCACTTCCGTAGTATCCAGGACACCACTATTATTGCTAACAAAACTGTTGACACTGCTATGCAGGCAGCCGGTACGTTTGTTGCTAATTCACAGGGCGCACTGAAACTTAAATCAGTAACCAATGGTGATGTACATACTGTTACAATTAAAGGTGAAGCAGATGGTACTGAACATGAGGCAACAGCTACTGTACAATCTAACGCTACCTTTACAACATTTCTAACTGGTACACACACCTCCCATGAGCTACTTGGTGCTATTCAAAATTTACTAGAGGCACGCCATACTGCTAGTGATACTGAATTTGACGGTAAGTGGTATTTAAACTCCTACGCTAACAGCCTTACAATCCGTAGAACAACTGAAGCTAATGATGTTGTAGTAGATGAAGAGCCTGGAGATAGTGTTACTTACCAGTATTTTGAGGTAACTGCATTGGGCGGTGTCTCTAACAATGCTATTGAAGCATTTCAAGATGATGTAACTAACATCTCTGAAGTGCCTTTAGAGTCATTTCACGATCACACTGTTAAAATTTTAAACAGTGATACTGAAGATGATGATTATTATGTAAAGTTTGTAGCTGCTAATGGTACCGGTGGTAAAGGTTATTGGCAGGAGACCATTGCACGCGATGTATCACCTGGTCTTGATAACACTACTATGCCGCATGAGTTGGCTAACACTGGTGCTACTACCTTTACGTTTGGTCCTATTACCTATAAGGATCGTCTAACTGGTGATGATAACACTAACCCACAGCCATCTTTTGTTGGTAAAAAAATTAGTTCTACTTTCTTTTACAGCAATAGGTTCGGTGTGTTGTCTGAAGATAACGTTATTTTCGGTGTTGCTAACGACAACTATAACTTTTTTGCTAAGTCTGCACTGACTCAGATTGCCTCAGATCCTATTGACTTGAACGTATCT